GGATATCATGCGCGTTTTACAGTAGCGTGTGAGGATAGTGCTGAAGCTATTGAAAATTCAATAGTTGACAAACTAGGAGAAAAAGGTGTAAAATGGGAAAAAGACGGATTTACAAGTTCGTCTAAAAAATGGATAACTTATGAGGAGATCCACGATGCAAAACTTATCAGACCTTTACAAAGCGAAAAGGTCACTGGAGTTGAACTGGGAGCAGGAGCATCTTAAAGAGGGTAGATATACTCTCGACATGGTCAGAATAGACCATAAAATAAGAGAGGTCATAAACGATATAAAAATGGCCGAAGCTATGAAAGCTCACCAGACAAATAAAATTGAGGGTGCAGCACCCGAAGTATCAGTAGCTACTTAATAAAACGCTACATCGTCGAAATACGTACATTCACAACGCAATCCCTTGCACTCTATATAAAAATCATATATATTTTAAGCACTATACATTAATAACAAATAAGTAAATATAGACGCGTATAGTCGACAGCCCTAGAGGACTATATTTACGTATTCTAGGAGGAATATAAAATGGCAACAACAACATTTTCGGGACCGATTAAAGCGGGAACGATCTCAAACACAACAGGAACAACACTTGGCGATGATGTAAAAAACACAGGTCAAGTTGTAATGTCTCAATCAATTATGATTGATGCAGCAGTCGCAGCTGGAACAACTACTTACAACGTAGGTGTAATACCAAAAAACTCACAACTACTTACAACTACAATTAGAGTTGCAATAGCAAGTGACCAAGGTACTACAGCAACTGTTTCAGTTGGAAAAACAGGAACAGCTACATATTTTATCGGTAATACTGACGTTAAAACTTTAGGAGAAACTTCTTCAATAGCTAACGGCGCTTTAGATGAAGCTGATAGATTTGATGCTGATACACAAATTACAGCGACTCTTATAGCTGCAGGAAGTACTGCAACTACAGGTCAAGTAAGTGTTACTTTTACGTATGTTCAAGCTAACAATTTACAAGACGCAACAGCAGTATAATAATTAATTAAGTGTGGGCTTCGGCCCACACAAAATTTAACAGGAGAAAATATGTCATCATACTCAAGTGATCAAACAACCCTTAACTTGGCAACAATAGGTGCTGATACTTTATCAAGAGCAGGTAGAGCTAGAGTTACTTCTATTCAAGGAAAAGGAATAGCAAGTTCTACTTTACTTTTATATAATGTAGCAACTCCAGGAGCAGCTGCAGCAGGTAATTTAGTAGCAACTTATAATTTTGGAACAGAAGGTTTAGAAGTTTATGTACCAGGTTCTGGAATTCTTTTTGATAAAGGAATTGTTTACAATTTAGCAGGTTCAGGTGGAAGTGTTACATTAACAATAACTGGCGGCTAATAGGAGCAACTTGTGGCTACAATTACTTACACAGTCACCGTAGCGACGGGGACTACTCAATATGGTACCGGTAATAGATTTTATATTAACGGAGAGTTAGCTCCTGTACTTTATTTACAAGAAGGTAATACTTACATTTTTGATCAATCGGATGCTTCTAATGCAACTCACATTCTTGCATTTTCTACAAATCCAAATAATTCACCCGCAGCAACTTATACTACAGGTGTAACTACAGTAGGAACTCCAGGAAATGCTGGCGCTTCTACAACAATTAATGTTGCACCAGTTAAAACTACCGGCGCTCCAGTATTATTTTATTATTGTACAGTTCATAGTGGTATGGGTAATTCTGCTCAAACCATTGCACCTACATCAGGCACTACTGAATTTGATCCTCAAATGGATGATATCATTGAGGAAGCTTATGAAAGAACAGGAGTATTAGGAACAAGAACAGGTTATCAATTAAGATCTGCAAGACGATCATTAAATATTCTTTTTCAAGAATGGGGAAATAGAGGTGTACATTTATGGAAAGTAAAATTAGCAAAAGTACCATTAATCGAAGGTCAAGCTGAATATAGTTATGCATCTGATTCAACTAATTTTCCAAATGATATAAGTGATGTTTTAGAAGGTTATTATAGAAACAATTCAACAACAACAGCACCAGTAGATGTTGCACTTACAAAAATAGATAGATCTACATATTCACAAACACCAAACAAATTAACTAAAGGTACTCCTTCACAATATTATGTGGAGAGAAAATTAAACCCAAGTATTTTTTTATATACAACACCAAGTTCAAGTGTATCAAGCACTACTACACCAAGTAGTTTTCAATTTTGTTTTTATTATTTAGCAAAAATACAAGACGTTGGTGGTTATTCTCATACAGCAGATGTAGTAAATAGATTTTATCCTTGTATGATGTCAGGACTTGCATACTATTTAAGTATGAAAGTTTCACCTGAAAGAACACAAGAGTTAGAGAGAATTTATGAAAGTGAAATGTTAAGAGCACTTGATGCAGATAATCAAGGTACATCTAGTTTCATTTCACCACAAACATTTTATGGAGATGGAGTATAATGGGTAAGTATGCATCAGGTAAAAGATCATTAGCAATATCAGATAGATCTGGTATGGCTTTTCCCTATACAGAAATGGTTAGAGAATGGAATGGATCTTTAGTTCACACTTCGGAGTATGAAGCAAAGCAACCACAACTTGAACCAAAACCGATTGGATCAGATTCAATAGCTTTATATAATCCAAGACCAAAACCTGCATCGGTTGCTAGTTTAATTTTATTAGATCCCAATCCATTTACAACTATTATTTATGGTGGCACAACTTATGTAAATGTTTATTCAGAAGATCATCAAAGAAAAGCTGGTGACATTGTAAGATTTAGAGGACCACCTGTTGTAACAACTGCAGGTGCAGGAGGTGCGGATGAAGCTGATCAAAGAAATTTACAAGCTTTTATAAATATACCTACCTTTGATAATGTAAGTGATTTAAATAATGCAAATGGTTTTACTATTGCATTAGGTCAAATTGATTCAGCAGGAAATGTTACAGGAGCTACGACAACAGATGCATTAACAACTCCTATAAATTATTTTTATATAACAAGCACTAGTAATGCAACGTCAGGTAATATACAAGGTGGAGGAGATAACTGTTCAGCAGGACCAGTAACACTTGAGGTAGTAAACGGATAATGGCATATACTTTAACAGATTTACAAACAGATATTAGAGGTTACACAGAAGTAGGAAGTAATGTTTTTACAGATTCTGTTGTAAATAGACTTATTCAAAACGCAGAAAATAAAATTTATAGAGAAGTTGATTCAGATCAAGACAGACATTACGCAACATCAAGCTTAATTGTAGGTAATCGATATGTAACTATACCTGCAGATTTAAGATTAATTAGGTATGTTCAACTTACAGATTCAGCAGGAAATCAATATTATTTAGAGCAAAGAGACACTAGTTTTATGGCAGAATATTATTCTACACCTGACACGGCAGCTGTAGATATACCAAAATACTATGCTAATTGGGATGAAGATTTTTGGGTAGTAGCACCTACTCCTGATAAAACATATAGTATCACTTTAGCCTATAATAAAGAGCCAGTTAGTTTAACAGATGCCACAGTTAGTGGAACTGGAACCTTTTTATCAAATAAATATCAAGATCTTATTCTATATGGATCTCTTGTAAATGCATATGGGTACTTGAAAGGTCCTGCAGATATGTTACAATACTATTCACAAGCTTATGAAAAAGCTTTACTATCGTATGCGATCGAACAACAAGGTCGAAGACGCCGAGACGAATATCAAGATGGGGTTATTCGTACCGTTTTAGAATCCAAAAATCCATCAAGTAATAAATAAATAAGGAGAAAATAATATGGCAAATATAATACCGTTCGCATTTAGAGGAGAACTCTTTTCGGGAACACATAATTTTGCAAGTGGTGGGGATTCATTTAAGATAGCATTGTATACATCTATAGCTGCATTTAGTACAGCAAGCACAACTTATATTACTACAAATGAAGTAAGTTCTGGAGGCGGTTCTGGTTATACAACAACTGGACAAGTTTTAGGTTCACAGGCGGTTGCTTCAAGTACTGCAGTAGCATCTGTTGACTTTGCTGATTCCACAATAAGTAATGCTACATTTGGTGCAGCAGGAGCAGCTATTTATAATGATGACAAATCAGATAAATTATGTGTTGTATTAGATTTTGGAGGAACAAAAACGGCGACTAATGGTACGTTTACAATTGCTTTTCCTGATCCATCGACACCGGCAAATGCAATTATAAGTATGAGTTAAGGAAAAAATTTATGGCTTTAGTAATAAATGATAGAGTAAAAGAAACTAGTACTACTACAGGTACAGGCACGTTAGATCTTGCCGGTGCTGTAACAGGTTTTGTAACTTTTGTTTCCGGAATAGGTAATAGTAATACAACTTACTATGCTATTTTTGAACAAGGCACTAACAATTTTGAAATAGGAATTGGTACAGTTACTGATGCAACACCTGATACTCTAGCAAGAACTACAGTTATAAATAATTCTTTGGGTAACACATCTAAAATAAATTTTACAGGCACTTTAGATGTATTTTGTACATTGCCTGCAAGTAAATCGGTTTATCTGGATTCAACAGGTAACCCAGTAGGAGCAGCATCTGCTGGCTTTGCATTAGCAATGGCGGTAGCATTATAAATAGGAAAAAAATATGGCACAAGATTTTAGAAACGTATTAGTTAGAACAATTGGAACAGGTGATACTACTTTATTAGCAGCTGGGGATTATGATGCAGTAATAGGTATTAGATGTTGTAATATTTTAACATCAACAATTGCAATTGATGTTAAGATTGCTAAAGGCGGAGCTGATTACTTTTTAGCAAAAGGAGTTAGTATTCCACCAAATTCTGCTATTGAATTAATTCAAGGCGGAGCAAAAATTGTTTTAGCTAATGGTGATACGTTAGAAGCAGTCTCTGATACAGCAAGTAGTTTAGACGTGGTTCTTTCGTACATCGATACAATTAGTTCGTAAGGAGTATTATGACTGCAATAGTAAATGGAATCCAATATATTGGAGGACAGACATCACCGGATGAATTTATAAAAAATCAAGCAGGTACGATTGATGGTACACAAACTGTTGAGAACGGAGTTCTTGCAGGACCTATTACTATACCTGGAACAATAACAGTAACAGGAACGTTGGTAGTAGTTTAATGAGTAAAATAAACGTAAATCAAGTTGATACACAATGCGGATCTACACTTACTTTAGGTAGTTCAGGTAAAACTGTAACACTTGCAAGTGGTGCATCTCAATCAGGTTTCGGTAGAACAGGAACTGTAGATTGGTGTACGACTGCAAAGACAAGTCCTTTAACAGTTGCTTCAGGTAATGGATATTTTATTAATACAACAGGAGGTGTAATAACTGTTACATTACCAGCATCACCAAGTGCAGGAGACATTGTAGCTTTCAAAGATTATGCCAATACTTGGCAAACTAATAATGTTACTTTAGCAAACAATAGTTCAAAAATTAATGGTGTTTGTGGAGATGCAAGTTTAA